GTCTCATTGTCTGTGTACTCTGCCCCACAGCATGGGCTTACTAAGTTTGACATAGTATAATGTTTAATTGATTAATAAAAAGGAAAGGAGCGGACTTACATGTGGGATTTTCAAGGCCATAATGCCCGTCTAGGGGTAAACGCCTAGTCCTAACCTATAATTGTTTGATAAGTTCAACAACTTCATCTACTTGCTTCTTATTTCTTGGCATAAAAAGCACATATTGTTTGTTGTTATCTTTAAGATGTTTCTTGAATAGTTTCCATCTTAATGGGAAAGACTCATTTGCATAGCCTTTNGTTTCAATAATCCATTTCCCTTTTGGATCTACAAAATCAGGAGTATAAGTAATCGGTCTAATTTTACTCCCTTTATTGTACAGTTTTTTAGCTGTTCCTTCATAACATGCTTGAGGATATAATAATGCCTCAAATATTGTAAAAGTATAAGCTTCATACTCTACTAAGATTTCAGCTTCTTCTAACTGTTTATAGCAATATAACTCTAGATTAGATTGAAAGTCATGTCCATCATAAGATGACTTCTTAGCATTCTTAACTTTACTTCGTCCCTTCCAACTCATAGTTCATAACATTAGTTTGAAGGTACCCTTCCAGTCCTCTATTTTTATTCCAGATAAATGCTTGACCACATCTTAATGTTCCAACATATCCTTGAGTTTTATGCCAAGCATCATTACCACATATTGATGGGATAAATCTAACTTTAGTTCCCATGTATTCATTGAGCATTTCTTTATGCTTATGTCCACAATGTACCTCCCTAACTCTACACCTACTCCACATTTCTGGTTGTTCTGTAGCAATTAATAAAGGTAACTCTTGAGATTTTTCTTTATCACCGTGTGTAAACATGATCATATTAGTACCGTATTCATAATATTTACGTGTGTCTAAACTATTATCTATGTTTACATTCTTATTCTTATGATACATAGCATCTAATACTTCACCCACATAAAACATACGCTCAAAATCATGGTTACCTTGCACGACTACTACATCCACTGGTGCAAACTGTGCTAAGTAATCAATTGCTTTCATAACTAAGTGCCAATAACCTCTAAAAGACTGCCTCCATAACATATGATCTTGTTGAGGTGTGCCTTTAGTTGTAGCTCTTGAGAAACCTTCTGAGTTAAGACCATCATTACCTACTGGTAATAGGAATCTGTCTATTTCTACTCCGTCGGCTTTCTTATGAAGATCTACAATAGCTTTCATATACTGCTCTTCTATAGCATTGTTATCGTCATCTGTTATTTTACCGTAATGAATATCTGGTAAAGAAATCTCATAACAAATAGGGTCTTTAGACTTCTTATAAGCAATTTTCTTTACTTTATGAGAATGACTTTTAATATAATTTAATAGTTCATCTTTAACTTGGGGCTGTTCATGCCACTGGTTATGTGTTACTATACTATATCTCTGTTCTCCTTGAAAGTTTTGCCAGAATTTAACAGACTTTACATCTGCCATGGTTAATCCATTATCTAATAAGTGTTTTGAAAATGCTTGACTTTCACTGAGCTCATGCCCATTATCATTATTCATTCTATCTTGTACCCACTCTTCAGATGTTACTATTTTTTTACAATCTCTTATAATAGCTACATCTATATCCCATTTATTCGCTAACCAATCTGCTCCTTTTTTTAAAAATCCTTTTCTTGTTCTAAATTTTTCAATAATTTCATCTCTTGTCATTTAATATATTTTTAAGTTCATTAAAACTACCTACCTTGTTAACCAAATCAGAAGGATCCTTAGATTTGANTTCGCTAGGTATGCAGATNTTTTTGAAGCCATATAAATCACAAAGTTTCTTGGCCATTGTTTGACCTGGATTATTTGTTTTGTCAAAATCATTATCATATAAAATGTCTATTTTATTGAATCTTTTTTTTAGCTCATTTATTAATTTCTCATCAGGCATTTGCATTTCACTCTGCATAGCAATCGAATGATAGCCTGCAGCATGTAAACACATAACATCTTTAAGAGAAGAAGTAATGATAAGTCGCTCACCTTTATTTGGGAGTTGGTTATAGCCTTGTACATCTGTTTTTCTTGTATTGCTTAACCACTTATTTTTTTCTTCATAAGGAGAATAGATTTTATATCGATTTTTAAATTTAAAGGCATAAGCAATTGATTTACACGTAAATCTGTTGTTATTAACCCAAAAATGACTTATTGGTTCCACGGCAAAAGTATTAAGTATTTTTTTACTTACCAAATATTTTTGCCAAAACTTTGCATCTTTTTTATTCCAAAGTCTTTTTTTCTTTTTAATAATTATTTCTTGCTTGGTAAAGTTAGGAGTATTTTTTTGTCTATAAGCCATACAACCCATAGTAAATTGAACTTCTTTTTTGTTAGAACTTAATTTCAAATTAAAATCGCAATCAATAATTCTTAAAGCATCAATAAAATTACAATTAAATTTAAACCTAACATAGTTAAAACAGTCGAATGTATGATCTGAATGTCCAAAATCTTTATATAATAATTTACCATTATATGGAATTATAGAAACAGTTGGCGACCTGTCTTCACGAAGATCACTATTAAATTGTTTACCTAATTTTTTAAAACTGGGACAATAATACATAAAAATGTCATACTCGGTTATCTTACCAAGTATGACATCTGTATGTAAATGATCTTCGCTATTTCTACTAGCTATAGCCATTAGAATGGTGCGTCAGCTTCTGCTTTTACACCATTTTGAGGCTCATCAGGCATTGTCCAATCTTCTTCTTCAGAAATTGTATCTGGACTAACCAATGTAGCTGTAGATGTGTGAGTTCCCCATTTAAGATCCGCATTAAAGTCAGCATTAAATGAACCATAGTCATCATTAAGAGCTTTTATAAATAGATCGTCACGTTGAGGTTTCACTCTTCCAAAATATTTAGTATATACTTGTTGGTATTTACTATCTTTAACACCAATAAGAACTCTCACTTCATTTGTGCTTAAATTTGCTACTAAAGCTTTAAGCTCAGTTAAATCTCCATTAGCAATAGCTGCCATAGTATCGAAATAAACCTCATCTCCTGATGCTACATTAGCATATGCTTTAACAAAATTAATAAGAGTTTCCTCTCCGGTATAAGCTTTACGCTCTCCTTCTTTCTTCCACCACTCATATGCTGGAGCATCTTCAGACCATGTAGACTGTCCAATTGCGTTCATCCATTGGTTTTTACCATTTTGAGATACTTTAGCTTTGTTTTGCATTAGTATTTCTAATTTAAAGTTGCCATCTGGGTTAACTAGCCAAAATACAATCTTATTATATGCTTCTCCACTAAACTCAATTTCATAATTAGGCTCTTGTTTAACATTAATGTCCATTGCATGTAATTCTGCCATTGTTGGATTTACTGCTTTAACAGTAACATTTGTTAAACCTGAGAATGTTTTTATTCCCCCTACTACTTCTTCTGTACTTGCATTACTTTGTATCATTTTTATTGTTTTTGATTATTAATTATAATTCGAATGTATCTTCGTCTATCTTTAGTTCTTCTTCATCATCTGTGTCGGACATTGTGTCTCCATTAGGTATGCCTGTTATCTGTGCTGCTTCTAATAAGGTTTCTTCTGGAGTTTCAAATTCAGTAGGACTCAACATATCAAGAATAGCTTCTTGTGTTTCTTGCATTTGAGTTTTAGCCTCTTCAACATCTTCAATAGCTTCATCTATAGCTTGATCTAAAGTTACTTGATTAGGATCTACAATAGTTTCTTCTCCATCTGGCGTCATAGATACATCATCTACAAAACTAAAAGATAAAGGTTTCTTTTTACTAGGTCTTCTACCTTTAAGGAATGGATGTTTAAACATCTCATCTACTTCCCATGGTTTAATACCATATTTAATTGCCATTTCTGACTTACTTACCCCATCTTTAAGATCTTGATCGATCATAGAAACAGTAATTTGTTCAGGAGTTTCACCTGCTGTTACATTTGTTTTCATTTTAATCATTTTTGTTTAATTAATCTATAAATATTTTTGACCATTCTAAAGGCATGGTCTTACCCTTTAAGTGTTCACAACGTGAGCCTGCAGTTATATCGTCTAGTGAGTCAAAAGAAATCATAGTTTCTTCCCCTTCTCTAAATATATAACCAACAGCATCTGAGTTAGCGCAAGTAATCTGCTTAATCTTACCGGTTAAATCAAGGTCCTTAACAGCAACCTCTTTACCTTTCTTCTCAAGCATTTTGTCCTTTAAGTGTCCAACTAATATTACATGATCTGCCAGTTTATTCAGTTTGTCTATC